CCGTTTTCCTCTTTTAACTGGAAAGGGTTTAAACATTGTGTAGACACTAGAAGCTTGGTGTTCCGTATTTAGGCATTGGTCTAACTGCCTGAATTTTGTTATAAACATGACAATATAATGGATCTGTTCCATCTTCTACTGCAAATATACGAGTTGTATCTTCTGGACTACATTCAATAAATGTTGAATTCAGATTTGGTTCTGTCGCAAATATGCGACCTAAATGCCAATAATCTAATGTAGTTCTAAATTCTCCAGCTACTCTACTAGGCATAAACTTATATTCTGCATAACGTGGTACATATCCAAATGTATCATTTGCGCTTGATGTATAAGCGAATAACTCGTTTTTAGTTACTGGTTGTTCTCCAATATTTGCAAATGATGGGAAATAATAATCTAAAGTGTCAGACTTTAAAAAAGTCTTAGGAATACCTTGTTGATAAGCTGTTTTTGGCATAACAGACATAATACCAATAATATATCCATGTTCTTCACAATAATATGAGCCACTTTTTCCACTTGAAATTGATAATGCATGTCCTGCCATGTTACCTTGTGGTAAACCACCATCTTCTCCAGTAGTATTTAAGACTTCGCTTACTACTACTGGGGTTTTTACTCCAGTAATGTATTCAGGGCGTTGTAATCTAGCATCTGAGCTTCTAACTCCAAAATGGCTTAAAATACTTTCAATATAACGAGTACCACCTCTTGCGTTCTTTTCAAGCCATTCTTGTAATCTAAATGCTCTACGTAAATCATTAATTGTTGTTGGTTCTATTTCAGCATTAGATGTATCAGCATATAAACTATCTGCTGGAACATCTGTACGACCGCCTTGAGCGGCTACGTTAACACTTGAAGGTGTTCCGTTTAATGACGTACCTGATGAACTATTTAAATAAACTGGTAAATCGCCTTCTACTAATCCAATAGGAATATCTACTGCTGCACCTTTTTGTGCAAATGGTAATGATGATGTAAAATAATCATGTTCCCATGCTCTATTTCTTAATGTTAATAACTCAGATACTCTTAAATCTCCCGCAGATCCACCAGTATTTTGGTTACCATCGGTTAATTTATAATTAATAGGAGATTGTAAGTTTTGGTCACGATAATATTCGTTCCATATACATTGATATGCTGCTGCTGGCAACATGTTAATTGGTTGTGTTGCAGTTCCAGTAGTTGGTGGAGGTACACCTAAATAATCTAAAAAAAAATTAGTCTTTTTTTCTGGATATTTTGTTTCTAAGTTTGCTGCTTCTCCTTGGCTCCAATTAACATAAGGGTATGTAATACCACTATTTGCATCTGTAATAAACTTTTCCCAATTTGACCATAATATACGATTTGGTACGAAAAAATAATGCATACTTACGTCCATTCTGTGCATAACTGGTGCAATAAGTGGTGCAAATCTTACTAAACTTTCGCATCCAAGATTAAACTTGTCGCCTGGTACACATTCTAATGTAAGAATTGGTGTCAATTGGCCCATTTTTGTTGATAACTTAACATCATGGGATAAATCAAAGCTGTTTTTTTGTGGCTTTGTTAACTTAATACTGTTGAATAAGTTTTTCATGTTTGTTTTTTGTTTTTAATTGTTTATAAACGGGTTCCACCTCGTTGAATGTAATAATTACGGGCTACTTTTCTGTATCCGCCTTTTCGTTTTCTTGACATACGTCTTTTCATTTTTTAGGGTTTTTATAGTTTATTTTAATAAGCGTAATAATGCTGCTGCAGTTTGTCCTACTATTCCGAATCCTTTAATACCTTGTAAAAATTCGTTTTCTTGTTTTTCTGTTATAACTTTTTGTCCTAATAATTTATTAGCAGTTATCATATTTGTAATCTTCTGAGCTATCTCTGCTTTTCTTGCAGTTGTTAAATTTGTATTAGCTAAAATATTAGCAGTTTCTGCTTTTGTTTTTGCTAAAGTAGCTCCCATTTGTTCGTACTTTCTATCTTGTGTATAAATGTCAAATGCTGACATTGTTTCCTTATTTTTTAATAATCCTGACCTATAATCAAATGTATTTTCAGCAAATCTAGTGTTAACATTTTTCCAATTCGTTTCACTTTCAGCTTTTATTATGTTAGCATCTATTAATTGACCTGTTTTTTCCAAATTTTCATTTGTTATTCTTGCTGCATCTAATGCATATTGTCTACCTAATATATTAAAATCTTGTGGATCTGCTTGTGGTGCAACATAATTAGGCGCTTTCGCTTCTGGTGTTTTTATAGGTTGTGCAGTAGTCATTTGTCCATATATAAGATGTGGATTTAATCCAGCTTCTTTAAATCTTGCCATTTGGGCTTCTGGACTATTATACTGGTTTTGTCTATTCCAATCTGCTAAAGCATCTTGTCTTTGTGTATTATACATTTCTAAGTTACTTCTTTTCTGTGCTCTATTTGTTAATAACTGAGCGCCAGCGTTAGCTGCTGCTATTGTAGTACCTACATTTTTTGCGGCAAATGCCGTTCCTAATGCTTTTCCAATCCATGGTATTATTGCTGCTAGTCCCATATTTAAGGTATTAGTTGTTTGTATAATCGGCCTAATAGGCCTCTTTGTTTGTAATTAGTTATGTTTTTTGGTTTGCGCGACGATTTCGGTCGTTCCAGCGTTGCTGCTTGTTTTTGGTTTTTTGTTTTTTTTGTTTCTGTGTCCATAAACTTTCAGTCGTTTTTTTCTAAACCCCAGAAAGCAAGTCGGTTTTCGCTTTTTGGTCGCCTTGGGTCATCCGCTACGCTACTTCCCTTAGCTCCCCATTAGCTTCCACCGTCTTTGCTTTTTCTTAGGGTGGGGGGTTTATACTCCTTTTTTGTTTTTTAGTTGACTTGTGGTGTCAACTAGCACTAATATATCAAGTAGTATTAGTGCTTTGCTGACGCGCTTCGCTTGTCTTGCGCTTTGCGCGAGTTGGACTAATCCAACTCACTCAAAACGCCGTTTTGTTCTTCAGAGCTAATATCTGATATTTTTTGTAAATCTGAATGTTTTTTTTCAGATTTCAAAGTTTTTTGTAAACTTTTTAATTCTTGCTGATATAAATCAGCATATTCTTGCCTTTCAGCAAGATCTAATGTTCTTGTATCTGGCATGTCATTATAATCGTCACCTTGTTGCCAGATAGGTGTTCTTTCTCCCGATATCGGGAGACCTCTTGAATAACGGTCAAGCAATGTGCGAATAGACATGCTTTGATCTGGTATTGTTTCACTAGGTTCGTTATTTACTTCGTAACGGCGAGTATGCTCTTCCCGGTTAAGATATGTTTTTATCATTTTTAAATTTTTAAATGTTCTTTTTTATTCAATTTACGAATTGAATCGTAAATTTTTTGTTCGTTAAAAAATTGTAGATTGTTGCCATGTTCCTCTACTAATAAATCTTTTGCTTCGGATGCTTTCTTCTGGAAGTAATAAGAAATTCGTTCCTTCTCGAATTCGTCGTATATCCTCAGCTTGTAATATCTCGCCATTGGGGCTTTTTTTCCATCTAACAAAGGTATGTATACGCGTTCTTCTGCGTTTGCTTTGTGCCATTTTAATGTATTTTCGGTTATATAATTTGAGCCAAGTCCTTTGCTCATTAATGCAAATTCTTTGCTTCTATCATCGTTCTGGTGCATTGGTATTTTGGCTGCTTTTGATATATATTTTAAAGTATAACCGATTGATGCATCGGTTATAGTTCCTACATGTATTTCGCCAATTTTTTTGTTATCTAATGCCCAGGCACGTTCGAAATAATTAATATCAGCGTTGAATATAACTATATGGTAATGTGGTCTTAATGTCTGACCGCCATATTCTCCAACGGCGTAATACTTTATAGATTTGTGTTTTTTTCCATGACATTTTCGTAATCTTTTAAAGAACTTTTGAATATCTGTCTTTTTTAACGTCATATAACCCTTGTTGGTTATTGGTACGTGTTCTGTGTCGTAGGTTAAAGTTAAGAAGTGAGCGGATATACTCCGCTCTCCTTCCTTAACTAATCGTACTGACCAAGTACTGGCTCTACGTCTTTTACAATTTAAACACTTTGAACAAGGTACATAATGACCTCCGTTTTCCTCTTTTAACTGGAAAGGGTTTAAACATTGTGTAGACACTAGAAGCTTGGTGTTCCGTATTTAGGCATTGGTCTAACTGCCTGAATTTTGTTATAAACATGACAATATAATGG